GGTAATGAATAATGGATGTGAAGACTGCGCCGTTTTATCCGCCAGCTTACGAACTGGCCGATATAATGGCAGTTAAGGGTTTGGCAGCCGGCACGGCCTCACCCGACCAACAACAACGTGCCATCAAGTGGATCATAGAGAACGCTTGCGCAACCTATGAACTTTCGTACCGCCCAACAAGTGATCGTGACACTTCGTTTGCCGAGGGACGACGCTTTGTCGGTCTACAGATCGTCAAGGCTCTGAAACTCGATATTTCTAAATTGCAGAGGAAAGAACAATGAAGCCCTGGTACACCATCTACCAAGACGAAAACGCTGACGACGGCTCTGACCTGGGTGGTGACACCACCGTCGATACCACCACTGATGCACCAGCCGACGTTACCCCTCCACCTGCCGCTGCTGCCGCACCGCCTGCTGCTGAGCCACCGGCAGAACCGCAAGGCGACTGGGCGCCTGACTGGCGTTCCAAGATATCGCCAGATGCCAAGCACCTGAAAACCCTGGAGCGGTTCGACTCTCCGAAGAGCATGTTTGAGAGCTACATGGCCCTGCGCCAGAAGCTGGACAGCGGCGAGCTGAAACCTGTTTCCGAGTACCCGGACAAGGGCACGCCTGAGCAGCAAGTCGAATGGCGCAAGGCCCACGGCATCCCCGAGACGCCGGAAGGCTACCAGCCTGCGTTCGACGACGGGCTGGTGATCGGTGAGCATGACAAGCCCATCGTCGAGGGGTTCCTGAAAGCAGCGCATGAGTCCAACTCTTCGCCACAGCAGGTGAACAAGATCCTTCATTGGTATTATGAAGAGCAGGAAAGGATGCTTGCAGCTCAGGAAGAGAAAGACACCGAGTTCCTGCGTGAGTCCGAGGATACTCTTCGTGCTGAGTGGGGCGGCGACTACCGGGCTAACATCAATATGATTCGCGGCTTGGTCGACACTATGCCGGCTGATGTGAAAGACCTGTTCCTGAATGCCCGCCTGGGTGACGGACATGCTCTTTTGAATCACCCGGACATGGCGCGCTGGTTGGCCATGAATGCTCGCACTATCAATCCAGTTGCCACCGTAGTTCCAGGGGCTGGTGCGAATATCTCCGGCGCAATAGACGACGAGATTACTCAGATCGAGAAAACAATGAGGACTGATCGGAAGGCATATAATGCCAACCCTAAGATGCAGGAGCGTCTGCGGGAACTTTACGGTGCGAGGGAGCGGTCGAGGGCGTAAATGTGGTCAGGGGGATACGCTCGCTGAACAAGGAGTTCTATCGGTGATTGGCTACTTCCCCCATTCCACAATTTCATGCTAGGCTAAATGTAACTCGGTGGTCAACCTGTTTTTACAGCACCACCGAAAACCCAACACCAAGTAGCACGGCCCTGCGTAGTTGAACTGGCCCTCGTAAGAGACAACCCAATAGTTTGGCGTAGCGGACAACCCGAACGAACGGATTAAAACCTGTTTCTTTGGAGTAATCCATCATGTCAGATACAGCATTCCAGACTCAGTATCGTCAGGAATTTATCGCGGGGTTCGAGCAACACCAGAGCCTGCTGCGTGATACCGTGACGACTGAGGCAGTCATCAAAGGAAACACTGCGGTGTTCCTAGTCGCGGATTCTGGCGGTGCAGCCGCTATGACCCGTGGCGTTAACGGTATGATTCCTGCGCGGGCAGATAACAACACTCAGAATAGCTGCGTGTTGCAAGAGTGGCACGACCTTGTTCGCAAGACCAGCTTCAACGTCTTTGCGTCCCAAGGAAGCCAGCGCGAGATTATGCAAATGACCACCATGGCTGTCATCAATCGCAAGATCGATGATGAAATCATCACGGAACTCAACACTGCCACCAACGATACTGGTGCTGCCGCATCGGGATCGGTGAGTATGTTCCAGCATGCCCGAGTCATCTTGGGTAACAACGACGTGCCTTGGGATTCCAATATCACTCTGTTGTGTACCCCGGCTTTCCTGGCCTATCTGGAGCAAGCCCCTGAGTTTGCCAACGCCCAGTACGTTGACCTGCGCCCATACGCTGGTCAGGAGTCGAGCTGGAAAGACAAGCCCATGAGCTACAAGTGGCGCAACTGCTCCATCATCGAACACCCCAACCTCCCAGGCAAAGGCACCAGTGCCGAGAAGTGCTTCTTGTATCACAAGAACGCCATCGGTCACGCCGCAGCCACCGGCAGCATGGAAACGCCAGTTGGGTACGACGAGGAACAAGCCTATTCGTGGGCGCGTGCCTCGATCTTCATGGGGTCGAAGCTGCTGCAAAACAGCGGCATCGTTGTCATCAACCACGACGGCAGTGCATACGTCGCTTCGTAAGGAGTAGCTATCATGGCTTATTCAGGCACTACGGCGGCATCCTCTGTCGCCAACCCGCCTCGCGCTCTCTTTCAGGGTATCGGCGGTTCCGTAACTTCGTCTGGCTTCGATGGCATCGGCCATCCTGGCGCCCACGCAGGTAGTTTGTGGTCGTATGTTTCGACCAACACCACTGCCGAAGTGGTAGCAGCAGGCTTTTTCACCGATGGTCAACGCTTGGGTATGCGCCCTGGCGATATGGTGTTGGGTGTTTCGCACACCACCACCGTAGGGTCCAGCGGTGTGGCTTGGCTGGGTGTTGTTTCCCACGTAAGCTCCACTGGTGCGGGCCTCGCGGCTGGCATCAACCTTTAAGCAACATTGGCTGGTGGGGGCGTTCGCGCCCCCTTTTTTTACCTCGGAGAAAAACAATGTCCGTCGATACGATTCGTTTCAACGAATTTCCCCACAAGAACATGAGCTGGTCGCTCACAGTCCCTGCTGGCACAACTCTCGCGGAAGTGCTGAACCCATCCTATCTCGCCAACGTGGCCCCCAAGCTGACCATCTACGACCGCATCCACGTCAGCGTGGATACCGGCGAGTGGTATGCGGAGCTGTTGGTGGTATCATGTGGCCGTGTTTGGGCCAAGCTGGTGCCGCTGGTTCAGGTAGACCTGACCGAGAAGGATAGCGATCAACTGGAAGGCGAAGCCTTCGAGCGGTTCATCATCCAGTACCGTGGCCCTCACTTGAAGTTCTGCGTGGTCCGCAAGGAAGACAAAGAGCCAATCAAGGAAAACCTGCAGACCAAAGTTGAAGCCAACAACTGGCTGGCTTCGTATGTAATGACTCTCTAAAGGCGGTGCATCATGGCGGCTACCCAACTCGGACTTTACAATGAAGCCCTCCGGTTGATAGGTGAACGCCGCCTAGCCAGCCTAGCCGAGAACCGAGAACCACGCAGGGTTCTCGACGATATCTGGAACGATGGCGTGGTGGATTATTGCCTCGAACAAGGGCAATGGAACTTCGCCATGCGCGCTGTCGAGATTGAGAAGTCGACGACAACCATCCCAGCCTTTGGCTATACCAACGCCTTCGACAAGCCCAACGACCACATCCGAACAGCAGGCGTGTGTGAAGACGAGTTCTTCACCGTGCCACTGCTGCGCATGGTGGAGGAAGTAGGGTTCTGGATGGCTGACATTGACCCCATCTACGTCCGTTACATTTCCAACGCTGCCACCTACGGCAACGACCTGACCCGCTGGCCGAAGACTTTCACCAAGTACGTCGCAGCCTACATAGCCTCGGAAGCCGTGTTCACCCTGACGCAGAGCGCCGAGAAGCAGGGTTACATCCTGCAGACGATGGCACGCCGGTTGATCGACGCCCGCAGCAAGGATGCGATGGCTGACCCAACCGCGTTCATGCCGCAGGGCGGGTGGATTCAATCGCGCAGGGGCGGTGGTCGCCGTGATCGTGGCAACCGCAACACCCTGATAGGCTGACAGCCATGAAAAAGTCCACAGCCTACTTCGGATTTAACCGTGGCCTAGTCTCGCGCCTTGCCCTCGCCCGCGTGGATATGAAAAGGCTATCGTTCTCTGCCGAGACGATGAATAACTGGATGCCGAGGGTGCTTGGCTCCATGATGCTGCGCCCCGGCCTAGCCTACCTGGGATCCACGGCTGACGACTTCAAGGCCCGCTTCCTGCCGTTCATCTTCTCCACAGACGACACAGCTCTGATCGAGATTACCGATGCGCTGGT